AACATGACTTGGTTTGCTCTGTTTGGAATGTTGATGTACCCTGGAATGGTTGTTGTAACTGATTTTGTCGAGTTAGATAAAGCAGCAAATATTCTTGGAGATATGGCTCCCACATACTTTGTAGCCGTAGCGGGGTTAGTAGCAGCCTTTTTCGGTGCTCAAGCCTGGAGTGGTAAGAAATGATAAGTTTTATTTTAACAGTATTTGAAGTGTTATACGCGCTTCCCGTAATTTGCTGTGTTTGTTCTGCAATCGCAGCGACTACCCCCACACCCGTAGATGATAAGTTGTGGGCAAAGTTTTATAAAGTAATTGATGTACTCGCACTGAATATAGGAAAAGCAAAAGAAAAATAATTATGGCTGTAGAAATTAGTAGGAGAGACTTGGTCTCCCAGCATATTGTCGATTTTCAATCTGAGACGAGGTTTCTCAAACTTCCAGTAGATCCATACCTGGATTTGCTCGGCGTAACACCTCTTCCGTCTCAAATGGCGATCATAAATGCGATAAATAATAACAAGTATCGCTTTGTCACTGCAGCAATATCGCGGCGTCAAGGCAAGACATATATCGCAAATATAATTGGACAATTAGTATCGTTAGTCCCTGGTTCACATATTCTAATAATGTCACCAAACTACGCCTTGTCTCAGATTTCTTTCGACTTACAACGACAACTTATTAAGCACTTTGACTTAGAAGTTGCAAAAGATAACGCAAAAGATAAAGTAATTGAGTTGACTAATGGGTCTACAATAAGAATGGGGTCTATTAATCAGGTCGATTCCTGTGTAGGTCGTTCATATGACCTCATTATTTTTGACGAAGCAGCTTTGGCAGACGGAAAAGAAGCTTTTAATGTCGCATTACGTCCTACTCTGGACAAGGATAACTCAAAAGCACTGTTTATTTCGACTCCACGAGGAAAAAATAACTGGTTTGCAGAGTTTTTTAACAGAGGGTTTACAGATGAATTTCCAGAATGGGCTTCGATACGAGCAACTTATAAGGATAATCCGCGCATGTCTGAAACTGATATCTCGGAAGCTCGAAAAAGTATGTCCGAAGCCGAGTTTCGTCAGGAATACGAAGCAGATTTCAATACCTACGAAGGACAAATTTGGAACTTTAATCACGAAGAATGCATTGAAAATCTGGAAGAACTCGACACCTCGAAAATGGATATATTTTCAGGCCTTGATGTGGGGTATCGCGATCCCACCGCTTTTTGCGTCATAGGATATGACTGGGATTCGGAAAAATATTATTTACTGGATGAATATTTAGATGCAGAAAAAACTACAGAACAGCATGCCGCAGAAATTCGCAGACTTGTGGAAAAGTGGAATATTGATTATATCTACATTGATTCGGCAGCTCAGCAAACTCGGTTTGACTTTGCTCAAAATTATGATATATCCACCATTAATGCCAAAAAGTCTGTTCTGGACGGCATCGCTCATGTGGCTGCTATTGTTGACAATAATAATCTTCTCGTAGACCAAAGATGTAAGGAAAGTTTAGCAGCACTCGATCAATATCAGTGGGACCCCAATCCGAATTTGGCACGAGAAAAACCAAAACATAACATGGCGTCACATATGGCCGATGCGTTACGATATGCAATGTATTCATTTGAGACGTCTTCTACTGGTTTCTGAAGGGACCACAGAAAAATAGTAGTTGACAATTTAGTTCCCTCACGATATAATTTCGTTAATAAAAAGTAGTAGATTTAAAGATGACAGAGCTAAAACGAGATCCCGTAAAGTATATTCGGGATAAGGCAAAAGCAAGATATGAAAAAGGAACAGAGTGCTATATCTGTGGAACTGATGCCGAACTCGACTTTCATCACTATTACAGCTTGAGTCCGTTACTTCAAAAGTGGGTCAAAGAGAAAGGCTACTTTATGGAGGACATTCGGAACTTTCGGGATGAGTTTATAAATGAGCATATTGAAGAACTGTACGAAGAAACTGTCACCATATGCCATGCGCACCACTTAAAATTACATTCTATTTACGGGCGAAACCCAACACTACATTCAGCGCCTAAACAAAAACGTTGGGTAGAGATTCAAAGAGGAAAGCATGGCTTGGTATAACTTCTGGAAAGATGAAAGTGTAGAGGAGAAATTAAATCCCGCACAGCCATACTTTGACCATAAGATTGAAGCTCCTCGTGAAAAGCACGTTAACTATGAGCGAGCTTACGAAGACTTAGAGATTGTAAATCGCGGCGTTAACATGATTGTTGACGACTGTGCAGAAATTGACGCAAAAGTCGGTGGACAACTAAATATAACAAGTGTTGTCAAGAATATTAAAAGATCGCGTGTTAATCTTTTATTGAATAAAGAACCGAATCTTTTTCAAGATATTAGCACCTTTCGACGTAATTTAATTACTGATTACTTACTTGATGGAAATATTTTTATTTATTTTGATGGAGTACATCTCTATCATCTCCCAGCAAGTAAAATGCACATTCATGCAAGTGAAACTACTTATATTGAGAAGTTTACTTATAATGAAACAATTAATTACTCTCCGAATGAGATTATTCATGTAAAAGAAAATTCTTTTTACTCAATCTATCGAGGAGTATCAAGATTAAAGCCTGCACTTCGTACTATGGTTCTTATGAAAAATATGCGAGAGTTTCAGGATAACTTTTTTAAGAACGGAGCAGTTCCAGGTCTTGTACTCAAATCACCAAATACTCTTTCAGAGAAAATTAAAGAGCGAATGATTCAGTCTTGGACTGCACGGTATCGACCAGATGCAGGGGGTCGTAGACCTCTTATTCTCGACGGCGGAATTGAAGTGGATAGTATTTCAAATGTCAACTTTAAAGAGCTTGACTTTCAATCCGCAATTACAGAAAACGAAAAAATTATTTTGAAGTCGCTGGGTATTCCGCCGATTCTTTTAGATTCTGGAAACAATGCGAACCTTCGACCAAATATGAGACTTTACTACTTGGAGACAATTCTTCCAATAGTAAGAAAACTAAATTTTGCTTTAGAAAGGTTTTTTGGGTTTGAAATTATCGAAGATGCCACCAATATTCCTGCGCTACAGCCGGAGTTAAGAGACCAAGCACAGTACTACTCTGCTCTAGTGAATACAGGAATTATTACCCCAAATGAAGCAAGAGAAGCAATTAATTTTGCCCCCATTGAAGGATTCGACGATCTGCGAGTACCTGCAAATATTGCAGGAAGTGCGGTAAATCCAGATGAAGGTGGTAGGCCCACAGAAGAAGGAGAAGATAATGGCTAGAGCACGGGCTCGAATGGCAGTGTTGCAAGATATTGCAATGCATATGCTTGAAGTAGGTCATGTAATGACTAGACATGAATGGGAAAAAGATTCAAATGTTCCAGTTAGAATCGGACTTATTTTTAATCTTTTTGGTAACTGGCCTCGAATGGTAGGCATTCTTGAAAATGAAATGCCTGATGCTTGGAAGCAGATTAATGCTCCCAAGCAAGCTCCGAAGCCAAAAACTGACCCAAAGCCTAAGGCGGCCCCTAAAAAGGACCCACTTGAAGCTTTGAGCAAGGCTGCTCCGGCAGACACTAAGAGTGAAGACTGATGGAAAAGATTTTTAATCTTACCTCCACCTTTAAAGCACTAGATGAGGACGATGGAAGCGTTCATATCTGCGGTATGGCAAGTACACATGATGAGGATCGTGCAAATGATGTTATTATGGCAGAAGCTTGGACAAAAGGTGGACTTCGCAATTTTGAAAAGAACCCTATTATTCTTTTCAATCATGATTATAATAAGCCTATTGGTAGAGCCACAGGACTTAAAGTCACTGATAATGGACTTGAACTAAAGGCAAAAATTTCTAAATCTGCGCCAGATTCTGTGGCACAGTTAGTAAAAGAAGGCATTCTTGGAGCTTTTTCTGTTGGTTTCCGAGTCAAGGATGCTGATTACCTAGCGGAAACTGACGGTTTAAAGATTAAGGATGCTGAGTTGTTTGAAGTATCGGTTGTATCGGTACCTTGCAATCAAGCAGCAACTTTTTCTCTGGCGAAGTCATTTGACTCTATGGAAGAGTATAATGAGTTCAAGAAAACTTTCACCAATCGTGTAGATCTAGCCGGTCAGTCTCTGGCTAAGGACGAAAAATCATCGTTAGCTAGTGACACACCGGACGAAGCGGAAAAATCCGCGAGAGAGGAGATCAAAATGTCGGAAGAAGTAAAAACTCCCGAAATCGACTTGGAAGCTTTTGCGAAGAAAGTAGCAGAGGAGACTGCTGCTAAGATCGCAATGAAGCAAGCTGAGTCAAAGGCTGCCGAAGAAAAGGCTGCCAAAGAAGCTGCTGAAAAAGCTCAGGCAGATGCCGAAGCTAAAGCTCAGCAAGAAGAAGAAGTTAAGACAGCTATTAAGACAGGCATCGAGTCAGGTGCTGACCGTTTGTTGGCTGATGTGCAAGCAGATCTGAACAAGCGTAATGCTGATATGGAAGAGACTCTTGCCAAGTATAAGCGTGAGCTCGAAGAGAAGTCAGAAGAAATCGCTAAGATGCGTGATTCAAAGCGTGTATTCGCTGACCGCGCTGAAAAGTCTGACATCAGTAAGTGGGGTCGTGACTTTTTGACCGCTCATATGCTGGGTGTAATGACTCGTAAGGGTTGGAACACTGATTTTGCTCAGGACCTGCAGCAGAAGGCTGGCGTAAACTACGCTGCTAACGCCGCTGACATCGACCAGGAAGTTTCTTCTCTGATCGAAAAGGAAATCATGCATGAGCTGAAAGTAGCTCGACTGTTCCGTGAGATTCCTGTCAATGGTGGTGCAACTGTACTGCCGATCCAAACTGACGCAGGCAAAGCTGCTTGGGCAACCGCAGCTACCAGCGGCAACTTGGAAAACCGTCCTCAAGTAACTGCTAACCAGTATAACGCTAAGCAAGTAGTACTTAATGCTTATCGTCTGGTTTCTAGCACCTTTATGGACAATGACGTAGACGAGCAGGTACTCATCAACTTGATGCCTATGCTGATCGAATCAGTAGCTCGTGCTCATGGTCGTGCAGTAGAAGACGTTATCCTAAATGGTAACGGTACTATCTCTGGTCTCGACAACTATGCAGCTGCGCACAGCACTACGCTGTCAATCGGTTCTGCAACTCGACTGACTTCAGGCGTTCTGCTGGCAGCTCGCGAAGACATGGGTAAGTATGGTCTGAACCCTGCTGATATGGCTTTCGTTGTTAGCCAGAATAGCTACTTTGACCTGTTGAATGATGCTAACTTCCAGACTCTGGATGAAGTTGGTTCTGATTTGGCAGCACGAGTAGTGGGCACTATCGGTGCAGTTTACGGTACTCCCGTAGTTGTATCTGAAGAGTTCCCGTCAGAGGCTGCAGGCGCTCCGGCTGCTTTCGCAGTTAATACCCGTAACTACGTTACTCCTCGACTCCGAGGTGTATCAGTTGAGCAAGACTACGAAGTCATGAACCAGCGTCGTGTAATCGTAGCTTCTCAGTCACTTGGCTTCGAAGAAATTCTGCCTGGTGATGGTGCAGGTAACGAGCCTTCTGTTAAGATTGATTTCGCAGCTTAATAGAAACGCTTTTTATAAACTGGGGAGGGTTTCCTCCCCAAGTTTTTATTAATTGACTTATGACTGATTTAGTAACCTTAGTACAATATAAAGCTGCCGAAGGGATTAACACCCCCAAAAACGACGAGCAGCTCAATTATATTATTCCTTCTGTGAGTCAATTAGTAAAAACTTATTGTGCAAATAGCTTTGTAGACTATTATAGTACTAATAAAGTGGATACAATTAGTGTAGACTGGGATACTCATATTGTTCAATTAACTGAGAGTCCTGTAAATACGATTGTATCTGTAGAAGAACGTTCTTCGTATGGAAGTTCTTATTCTACACTAACTACAGGAGCTTTTGAGTACTATTTAGATAGTGTTACGGATAGTGTAATTCGTACAACAAATGGGACATATAAGAACTGGGCTCGTGGCCCAGGAGCAGTTCGAGTAACTTATACAGCAGGATATTCTGTTTTACCAGATGATCTTCGTTTAGCAGTTTTTGATTTGATTACATACTACTTGAAAGATGAACACAAAGAACGACGGTCTATTGCTGGCGCTAGTATTCAGAATCAAGCAAGTTCAAGTCAGCGTAATAATGTGGCATTTCCTGACCATATTAAACGCGTACTTGATTTGTACAAGAATTTTTAGTGAGCAAGGCAACTGTATCTAAAAGAATATCGAATCAGCTTCTTAAAAAGTTATCCGCAGAGTACAATAAAGAAGTAAGAAAAGATGCCCAAAGTAAAAGACCTCAAATACTTCAGCTTTATGACTTAAATTTTATAAATGAAACTTTAGACCAATTTATTGAAAGAGGTAAGGGAAGTAAACAAATAAAGAATGTTAAAATTACAAAAAGTGATATAGATAAAGCCAGAAATATTGCAAAACGATACCAGTCAAATTTTGTTCGTTCTAGAAAATATAAAGATGTCACTCAAACTTTAGAATTTGCTCATATTCAAGAAGTTTTACCCAATGTTGCAAAAGATATAGTCGAGGGAAAAAGTTTTATCATCTCTAGTTTTTCTACTACTGGAGCGATTAAAAAAGAAATAGTAGATTTTGTTCTTAAAGATAAAAGTAAATCACTAAGAGCGAGAGTAAAAGCAAAAATAGATAGAGGACATGGAGCCGCAGGAGGTACTGCAGTTTCTTCTTTGCAAATAGCTTCTGCAGCTTCTTTGGCTTCTTCTAAAGGTATAGATTTAGCTGCAGCCCCGGGTCTTGACGATTATTTAATTAATCAATTCACAGAATATGGAATTAGCTTAAAAAATATAGAAATAATAAAAGAAGTATTAGTCGAATATGAGTCTTTAGTAACTCCAAAAGGAGATTTAAAAGCAGAATATATTCCAATAATTACTTTTCAAGATTTTTATACAAATAGAGGAATAGATGCTAGGGAAGAAAAATTAATACTAGAAATTGTAAGAAAATTTTTTACTGAAACAATATCTGCGGATGCTCTTGTAAATATGCAAGGATCTAAAAGTTTAAAAGAGCAAATAGAGGCAGTAATAGCACTTCCTATTGTTAAAGTTGCTTTAAAAAATAAAAATGTAAAAAGTACTATTAAAAAAAGTACATCAGAGTCTGCGGGTAAAAAGAAAGCCCCTAGTAATACGTTGAATTCAGGAACTGCAGTTATTGCAGCAAAAAGAAAAGCTGCAAAAAAATCTTTTAGCAGAAAACCTGCTAAAGATACTCAAAGATCTATGTTTTCGATAATAGCAATGATTAATAGAAAATTGCCAACAACTGTAGAAAAAAACATGAAATATCCCACTCTAGAAAATAGAAGTGGAAGATTTGCAAATAGTGTTAGAGTATTAGATGTAATAGAAACACGAAAAGGCTTTCCTAGCTTTGGTTATACTTATGATAAAGAACCTTATCAAGTATTTGAAATGGGACGAGGAGCTCCCCCGTGGGCAACCCCTGACAGAGATCCAAGAAGTCTTATTGATAAATCTATCAGGGAAGTTGCAGCAGAAATGGCGTTAGGAAGATTTTATACTAGGAGACTATAGTGGCGGTAGATATAAGTAGACAATACACTAGCCGACGGTCTGCTATTACCAAAGCTTTAGCAGATAAAATTGCAGAAATAGACGGTAGAGGTGTATACCATACTGCAGTTGCTGAAACCAGCTCTCGTCTTAAATTCTGGGATGAAGTTGAAGAATTTCCTGCTGTTCATTTAAATGCAGGGTCCGAAACTCGGGAATACCAAGGCGGAGGCTATAAAGATAGATTTCTAAATATTACAATTCGATGTTATGTAAATCAAGAAGATGCAGTAGATGCTCTTGATGAGCTACTCGAAGATGTGGAAACAGTTTTAGAAAAAAATAGTAGATTTGCTTACTATGATAGAATGGGCTTAGAGCAAACTACTCAACAAATCACTATTATTAGTATTGATACTGATGAGGGTGTGTTAGAGCCTTTAGGAGTTGGAGAAATTCTTATTGAGGTTCGATACTAGAAACGGCTGGCACGAACAAACGTTCACGTCCAAGCCTTTTCAAAGTTCATAGGAGATAAACTATGGCTCAACAATTATACTTTAGTAGAGACTCAAAGCTCTATGTAGAGTTTGATAGTAAGTTGTGGGAAATTCCAGTATTAGATGGATTTAGCTTCTCGCAGTCTACTAATACCTCTGATATTACCCTTGCAGAAATGCAGGGCGCAGATGGAATTAGTCGCCGAGGTCGTCGACTTTTTACGGACTCTCTTGCTCCGGCAGAATGGTCTTTTAGTACATATGTACGCCCTTTTTATACTGGCACAGAGCATCATGCAGTAGAAGAAGTTCTTTGGGGAATTATGGCAGGTGCAGATAAGTTTGGATCAGTTTCTTCAGCAGGATCAATTGATGCACTAACTCTTACAACTGATACTGCAACAGATCGTACTCAAGGTACTTATCTTGTGGACGCCGCAGATACAACTTATAGCGGGACTTTGGGCACAGGTGCAACTTTTCAAATTTCTGTAAATGCTTCGGGTACAGCAAATGCAGTCCAAGTAGTCAGTGGTGGTACCGACTATACCGCTGCTGAGACTTTTACAGTTCCTGCTAGTCTTGTAGGTGATGGTACAGGTACCCTAACTGTAACAATTTCTACAGTTGATGCTGCTAGTAGTAATGCTTTTTATCGAAATCTAAATGTAGATGCAAATTCTGATTTTGATGAGCTTGTTTCCATGCCTACAAATGCAAATAATACAATTAATTTTGGACAATCAAACAGAGCTGTACTTGCAACTTGTAATCTTTATTTTGTAATGGAAACAAGTACAACTAAACCAATGGTATATAAGCTCGTAAATGCCCAAATAAATGAAGCTTCAATTGATTTCGATGTAGATGGTATTGCTACAATTAACTGGTCAGGTTTTGCAAAAAATATTATAGATATGCAGTCAGCTGGGGATGTATTTGTACAATCTGGTACAAGTTTTGCAACTTCTAGAACAGCAGGAGATGTAATCCTTGATAGCGCAGACGACCTTAAACTAGGTCTTTATACTGCGGCAACTTCAGGAGTTATGGCAATTGATGCAGGAGTTGACTCAACTGCAGCATTTATTCGAAACCGTTTAACACAATGTATTGTAAATACTACAGATACTACTGCATTCCCTTCTGGAGATTATTATCTAACTCTTACCGGAGGAAATGTAACGGTTTCTAATAACATTACATATCTGGTACCTGAGGAATTAGGTAACGTAAACCTTCCGATTGAAGGTGTAACAGGCGGTCGAACAGTAACAGGCACCTTTAATTGTTATTTGACTCTTGATACTGCGGGTGCAGATAGAGGTTCTTCAGTTGATTTATTTAATGATATGACTACTGCGGGACAAGGTTTGGACAAGGTTGTAAATGATTTCCAAGTTACTTTCCAAATTGGTGGTGCTGCTGCGGATGTTCCTCGTTTGTATATAAATATGCCGAAAGTCCATATTGATGTGCCGGTTCACTCAGTAGAAGATGTTATTTCTGTTGAAACTGGATTTGGTGCTTATACAGATGACTTTAATAAGGCAGATGAGCTTGTAATTACTTATTTCGGTGATACAGCTTCTGCAAATCAGCAATCCTATCCATAATATAATACATAATACTTATTTAAACCCGCTTCGGCGGGTTTTTTCTTTCCAGGTGTTAAAAATAATTCTTGACATTTTTCCTGGCCTTCGATATAATATGTGGTATAAATCAATAACAAATCTTTTTTAAGGAACAATTATGACAGATAAGAAAGAGCCTATCTCTCTCGCGAGTCTTATGACTCCAAGTAAAACAGTATCAATTAACTTTCCTGGGTATGAAGGATTTACAGTTAATTTGTGCCATTTGGCTCGAGAAGAACTTTTAAATCTTCGAAAACGTTGTTTAAGTACGAAGTTTAACAGAAAAACAAGACAGCCTGAAGAAGAAATAGATGATGAAAAGTTTTTAGTAGAATATTGTGCTGCAGTAATTAAAGGGTGGAAGGGTTTAAAATTTCGATACCTAGAAGAGCTTCTTTTGGTTGATGTTTCTAAGCTTGACCCCGATGATGAACTGCCTTTTACAAAAGATAATGCAGAACTTCTTATGAAGAATGCAAATAATTTTGATACTTGGGTAACAGAAACAGTAGGTGATCTCGAAAATTTTACCAGCAACAAGTAGAGGAAATTCTTCGTCTACTTGAAAGATATGTAAAAGAATCATCTTCTAGTATAGATGTTGAACAGTACTTAAAAATTTGCGAACAATTAGGTCAAGAACCTGATCCATCTAAAATGCCGCTCGATTCTTCTGATTTTCCAGAGGAAGTTCAAGTGGCATTTTTTGTATTTAGTCTCCTCTCAGATAAGTGGGATGGGATGTCAGGAACCTATCTAGGAAAAGATTGGTCATCTTGTGAATATATTTTTAAACTACATAAAATAAGTAATAAAAAAGATATATTTTTTATTATGAAACTGTGGGAAGGAGTAGTTATGAAATATAGAGCAGAAGAAGCAGAGAGAAAACGTAAAGCAGAGGAGCGTAAGTCTAAATCTGCAGGAGGTGGAAAAAACTACACCCATAATGTGCGCGGCTAATGGCAAAAAATAAGGTAATGATCGATGTAATTGTAGACGATAAAGGTACTACAAAACGCGTTGCTGTTGATGCTAAAAAATTAGGTGCGGCACTAGATGATACCGCCCGATCTGCAATAAATACCGAAAAAAATGCAAAGGGATTGGCCGGTACTGCTTCTGCTGGTGCTAAAAACTTTTCTAAGATGGCGCAAGGGATTACGGGAGGCATTGTTCCCGCATATGCTGCTTTTGCTGCACAAATTTTTGCCTTAACTGCTGCCTTTAACTTTCTGAAAAGAGCGGCAGATTTAGAGAATTTAAGACAATCACAAATTTCTTATGCTCAAACGACAGGTCAAGCAGTAAATACAATTACAGAAAGACTAAAGCAAGCCTCCCAAGGCATGCTAGGTTTTAGAGAAGCTGCTCAATCGGCTGCGATCGGAGCTGCAAAAGGGTTTTCTTCTTCTCAACTAGAAAGATTAGCAGAGGGGTCTGTAAAGTTATCCGCTCGTCTAGGTAGAAGCTATGAGGATACTTATGATCGTTTAGTACGAGGTATTTCAAAAGCAGAACCTGAACTTCTCGATGAATTAGGAATTACGCTAAGATTAGAAACAGCTACAAGAAGATACGCTCAATCTTTAGGAGTTAATCAAAAAGCTTTAACAGAAGCTCAACGAAGTCAAGCTGTTTATAATGAAGCACTTAGGCAGCTTAATCAACAAACAGTAGGGGCCCCAGCTTTAGCAAATCAATTTGAAGTACTTTTAAAAACTTTTGAAGAAATTGCACAAAATATTACTTCAAAACTCTTACCTTTATTTACATCTTTAGCAGATTTTATAAATAAAAATGCAGATGCGGCTGCTGTTGCATTTGCTGCTCTTGGTACTCTTATACTTGTAAATATTGCAGGCTTAAAAGATGGAATTAAAGCTTCGTTAGTAAGTTTAGCAGGATTTGCTGGATCTAGTATTGGGCTCGTGGGTAAAACGGCTGCTTTAACAGGTAAAGTTGTAGGAACTGGACTAGAGCCTATAATTAAAGAAATAAAAGAAGCAGAGGATAAGTTGCTTGTAGCCGCAAAAGATTCTGCAGCTAAAGCACGGAATGCTGCAAAAACTCTTGTAAGCACTGGGGCAAAAAGTACAACTTTACAAAAAATTGCAGAAGGAATCGAAGTAACCCCTCAAGCCTTAGGTAAGTTAAGAAAAGATTTAGCAAGAGTTAAAAAAGAAATACAAGAAACAGGAGAAACAGCGTCTTCTGCATTTGCCGGAGCTACGGTGGACTCTATAGAAGCGGTAGAAAAAGAGTTAAAAACTCTTGGACGAACAAGTCTTACTACAGGGCAGAAAATTAAAAAGGCAATGGCAATCACTGCCGCTGGAGGAGTAAAGCTTCTTAGAGGAAGTGTAACACTTGCTTCCTATGCTTTTAAAGGGTTAGGAACTGCAGCTAAAGTGTCTGGCGGCGTAATTAATAAAGCCATGTCCTTGGCAATGAAAGGAACTTTTATTCTTGCAGGAATACAAGCGGTATATGAATTATTTCAAAAATTGGCAGAAACACCTTTAACTTTTGTAGAGAATGTAGAAGCCATTGCAGCTAAAGTTATAAAAATATTCGAAGGAATAATTAATTTTGTAATTGGAGGAATAAATAGAATTGGAGAAGCTTTACCAGATAGATTTAAATTTGAAGTAGATACGGTAGACTTATCTGATCTTGCTGCAAATGTTAAAAATGCTACAGACACCGTTCTCTCTTTCGCAGGTACTAGTAGAAAAGCTCTTGCAGAAAGAGAAGCCCAAAATAAAAAAGAGGCAGAAATTAAGAAAAAAATTGATGAACAAAATGAAGCTTTAAGAAGACAACAAGCTATTGTACAAGCATTAAATAAGGATTTAGGAATAGCGAAGTTAGAAACGATAGAGCAGAGAAGTCAATTTATAAATACCCAGAGTATAGAAAAGCAAATCGAAGCCTATTTAAATGCACGAAATCAACTTCAAGAAGCTCAAAAAAGGGCTCCTAACTTAACGGGCCGTGAAAAAGTTGAAAATTTATACGAGCAAATGAATGCAGAAGCAACTATTAAGATGGCTCAAGAAAATATTCTTGGAGTTCTGGAGCTAGCCCCTAAGCTAAAAGAAACTATTTTGGAAAGCTTAGGTATTGCAACTTACGAAGAAGCTCTTAATAATCCAGAAATCTTGAAAAAACTAGGAGAAATATTTGCAAAACAAGGCGAAGAAAGTGCAAGTTCATTTATTCGAGAGCTTTCAAGTATCAAAGATGGAGCAAACCAACTATTGCAAGATTTAGGAGGGGGAGATATAGTAGCTGCAAGAGATACACTACAAGCACGTCTTAATTCTATTAAAAATATGGCAGGAACCCTAGGGGAAGATGAATTAACAAGCACCGCCGCAGGAATCAAAGAATTAAAACAGCAGCTAGCAGATGGCGGTTATACAGAAGAAGCGGACAAACTTTTAGAAACTTTAAATAAACTGATAGATGCAAGAAATCGATTGGATGTAAAACAGGCAAATTTAAAGGTACAAAAAGTACAAACAGAACAGCTTCCGGGGGCCTTAAGAACTCAGGGAACTTTAGAAAACAATGCAACAGAAGCAGCTTTAAAATTAGAAGAAGCTCGACTAGCTTTATTAGAATATTCGGCAGTTTCAGCAAATGAAAGACAAATCAGCGAAGAAGTTTTTCAAGATAATGTTAGAAAGCGAGCATTTGCAATTCAAGAAGCTATAGAAGCAAAACGAATCGCAGATAGAAATCTAAGCGAAATTGGACAATTAGGAAATGCAGTAAGTGACTCTTTAGCCTCAAGTATGCAAAGTGCTTTTGACGGACTTATTCAAGGAACTATGTCTGCAAAAGAAGCTTTTGCAAGTATGGCAAAAAGTATGTTGCAAGCAATTGCAAAGGTTATTGCAGAACTTCTTGTTGCAAAACTATTAACCGCAGCTCTTGGGGGTACTTCTTTCGGAACTTTTTTAGGAATTCCTGCAAGAACCGGCGGTATATTTGAGCAAGATCCTTCAATGCGTTACGGCGGGGTTGCAGAAAAAGTACAAGCATATGCGGGAGGAGGAATTGCAAAAGGACGACAAGCAGGATATCCTGCAATTCTTCACGGTACAGAAGCAGTTGTACCTCTTCCTAATGGAAAAGAAATTCCAGTACAAATGACTAAAGGATCCGGGAGCACTAACAACGTTGTAGTAAATGTAACTGTCGACTCAAATGGAAATGCGCAGCAAAATACTTCTGCCAACCAACAACAAGGTGCAGGATTGGGTAAAGCTATAGCTATGGCTGTACAAAAAGAACTTCAAAATCAGAAACGGTCTGGGGGTATTCTTAGTCCGTATGGAGCAGCATAATGGCTAAATATTATCAATTTACAATAGATTATACCGAGTTAAATACTCTTTTAGGTGCTAAAACTCCTGTTCGTACTAGTAGTGATAATTATGTAATTACTGCAGATCGTGGGTTTTCTCGACAAGTTGCTTTTAATGTTTTAACAGCTAGTTTCGGTGACGGGTATGAGCAAAGAGCAGAAAATGGAATAAATAGTAAGCAAGAACAAATTTCATTAACTTTTAATAATAGATACTATACAGAAGGTAATTTAATTGCTGCATTTTTTGATTTGAAAAAAGCATCAAATTTTTTACTAAAAGTTACAAATACAAAAGATGTAGAAAGTTCTTCACCCACTGATGTAGCAGAAGATATTCGTGTAGTCTGTGACGGCTATAATGTGGTATATCCTACAGAAGACTTAATTTCAATTCAGACAACTTTACGAAGAGTGTATGAGCCTGCCGCATGACAGATTTAATAGATACAGTACAAAAAACAGCTTTAGACGATGCTTTTATCGAGCTTTTTGACATAAATCTTAAGTATAAGAATAATCAAGGAGCTACTGTAACAGAGTTAATTCATTTAGTTGATGGGTTAAACACGGAAGACCAGTACAATGTATGGATGCCTTATGAGCAAAGCGATGGAACAAGAATTTGGGCAGAATACTTAGCCTGCCCTATTTCTATAGAAGGTATTTCTATAGATAGTACAGGAGCCGCATCCAGACCAACTTTAAATATTGCAAATATAGCTTCTTTAGCTCGTAATATATCAGGGTACCCCTATCCTGGTACTAGAACTAATAGCGATGGTGCAGATAATGAAACAAACTTTGATGACATTTTAAAAGATTTACAAATTATAAAAAATGAAGATGTTTTAGGTTCTACAGTTACTTATAGAAAAACTCTTTTAAAAAATACCTTTGTAAAAGAAACAGACACCACTGCTACTCCTAGTGTCGATAGATGGTATGCTCAGAATCACCCTACAAAAAGTGGTACTTCAGGAACTCATTATCTATACAATACTGCACCTAGTCCTGTAGAATTTCCAGCGCAAAAGTTTGTCTTAGACAGAGTAGCTACGGAAACGAATATATTAGTATCTTTCGAGCTCGCAAATCCTTTAGATGTTCAGGGTTTGCAAGTTCCAAATCGATATGTAATTGGAAAGTATTGCCCTTGGGCCTATAAAGGAGCTGTAGCGGGGTCAGTAAAATCTGGATGTCCTTGGAAAAATAATGGAATGAGAACTATATCAGTAACTACTGATTCAAGTGGTGCGACAGATGGAACTTATGGTATAAATCACAATACTGCAAATATTACATACTCAGGTACAGACACAGACACTCTTCCAGCCGACTGGGCTTTAACAGTTACAGTAGCAAGCGGGTCTTCCACAGTTGTTATAAATAATCCAGGACATAGTTTTGAAAGCAATGAAACTATAACTATACCCACTTCAATTATTGGTGGCACTACCAATTTAGTAATACGAGTAGATACTCGAATGAATTTTGATATTGACGATAACTATGTTTCAGACCCTGCGAATGATGTTTGCGGAAAAACAGTAAATTCTTGTAAAACTCGATTCCACCCTAAATATACTGGGTCTGTTCATACAGCTACAGATATTGCTCTTCCTTTTGGAGGCTTTCCAGGAAGTCGTAAGTTTAAATAATGCTTGAAGAAATACAAGAACATTTCGAAAAAGAGTATCCACGCGAAGGATGTGGAGTTATTGGAATTGTGAAAGGAAAAAAACAATGGTTTCCTTGTACAAATGTTGCAGAGGGTGATGAAGATTTTATACTTTCATCTGATGATTACTTTAAAATTGTTAAAAAGTGTGATATATTTGCAATTGTACATAGTCACCCAGATACTTCAAATGAGCCTAGTGTTTCTGATATAAATAATTGTAATGCTCTGGGAATTCCTTATTGGATTTTTAGCTATCCAAGTATGGAACTAAATATTGTAGAACCTGAAGAAAAAATGCATCCGTTAATTGGCAGAGAGTATAAGTTTGGAGTACAAGACTGTTTTGAAGCAATGAGGGATTACTTAAAGAGTCAAAATATTGATATACCTCCGAGAATACCTTTTGAAGATAATTGGTGGGATAGAGAATTAGATTATTTTTCAGAAGAAATTATAAAACAATGGGGAGGAATAAAAGTCTCTTTAGAACAAATACAAAAAAATGATGTTCTTATATTTAAAGTAAAGCATAATGTTCCGGATCACTGTGGTGTTTATATTGGAGATAATAATTTCTTTCATCACGCAGAAAATAGATTATCTTGTAGAGAACCTTTAAATGAGTTTTGGGTAAAAAGTTTAGACGGAGTTTATAGATATGGAGCGTAAAGTATATTTAGAAGGAGCAATAGCAAAAAAATTCGGCTCTGAGTTTACAATTTATGCAGAATCTGTAGCAGATGTATGGAGATGCTTAAATTGTAATTTTCCAGAACTTCGAGAGTATCTTGTTGAGTGTCACGAAAAAAATATAGGATTTCTCTGCCAAGTAGGAGATAAAGGACTTGATGATGAAGAAGAAATGCTGCTAAAAATGGGGGAAGGGGATATTTTTATATCTCCTCAGCCCGCAGGCTCTAAAAGTGGTTTAGGAAAAATACTTGCAGCAGTAGCAATTGTAGCAATTATGTTAACCCCCGGCCTTAGAGAATACTTTGTTACTGCTAGTTTAACTGCAGTGGGGCCGGCTGGAGTAACGTTTTCCTATGGCTTAACAACAGCAGGTTTAATTGCTGCGGGAGTAGCAGTAAACTTAGCACTTACAGGAATACAGCAGATGATGGCTCCTGACCCAGCTGTGGACTCTCCAGATACTTCGGCCGGAGAAAACTCATATTTATTTCAAGGAAGCGAACAATCGGTTTTAGAAGGAGACCCAGTTCCTGTTGCATACGGAGAATTACGCATTCCAGGCCGTCCAATAGGATTTGAGTTAAGAAATAAACAAAATGTGTATAGTAACTACTACTATAACGGAGGCTACGGATACGTTCCGGGGGACCCTCGATACTATGCTCGATTTTCATTTAGAATTTAGATAAGGAAAATATTAATGGTAACTCCTGTAAAAAGTAATCAACAACATATTTTTATACACGATGCTTTGTGCGAAGGCCCTATAGATGGACTTTTGTACGGAGATGCTTCTATTTTTCTTAATGGAAATCGAGTAAAAGATATTGATCCGGATGCTCCTTGGACTCCTGCAGGGGGCAAGATATATTTTGACTCTTCCGTAGATATAGCAGGCGATGTTAGCGCTGCAACTATACCTTCCACTATGGTAGGGATTCCAAAAAATTCTAATTTTATAGTATTACGAAGTGCAGGAATTAGTAAAACGAGCTCAAGTGCGGAAGGAACTAGTGGGAATATCTCTATTACAGGGACATCTGATTTTTCTATTGAATACAATACCTATAATCAAGGAGCTTCTGTTCCTTTACAATACCCCACTGCGGGCTCTTTACCTTCCACTATAACGCCTTCAAATGGGGGGTCTGGGTACACGAGTGCTCCCACTGTAAAAGTAAAGTATAATGTTACGAACTTGGAAGTACCTAATGTTAAATATAATGCCACTATAACCAACGGAAGTGTAACAGCCATTACTTTGGATGCAAATATTAATAGTGGAAACACTGGGCTAACCGGGGTTTTTCGATTCGAAATAAGTTCCCCCGAATTAATTGATAATAGATTTATTGCTCTCGCAGACCCTACTACTAATGATATAATTGCAATCGGAGAAGGCAAGTGGTCTTCTGGAAGTACTTTAACATTTATTCCTTCTACAGTTAATTATAATCAAAATTATTGGTTAGCAAATAATAATATACCTTATAAAGTTCAAGTTATAGAAACTATAGAAATAACGCAAATAGACTCTACTTCCATTACTCTTGTTGATCCCCCTTCTTTAGGAGCAGGTACTTACTCTTTTACACTAACAGGATCTAGGTCTCCAAGTGCTTCAGAATTAGATGCAGAAAATCCAGGATCTTCTGAAAATTTTGTAGCTCAATTTAGAGCTGGCAATACATTTCAAGACCCAATTACTGAATTAAATGGTGTTGGTGGAGGAACTTCCTATACCGTAGCCACAAATACTTTAACAAATATTATTTTAAGGCAGATAAACTACACAGTATGGAACACTAATAACCCAAATGATACCTTAACGGGGGTGCAAGTACATTCGACAACTGGCTACCCCGAAGGGCAAACTATTACTAGTGAAGGTAATACAGAGCCTTTTGAAATTCAGGGAAGCAATTTTTCTGTAAATCCAGATGTTGTTAAAAGTTTAGATGAAGTTAGAATTTCTATAGGGTATAATTCATTACAAGCCATTCGTAAAGATAATGGTGACGATATATATAATTATGCTAAGTATCTTATTCAAATTGCAAGAAAGCCCCCGGGAGCCACCGAGTATGAAAAATACAAGCATGCTTTTGAATCTGCCGATGGAACTTCTGTAGGTCAGATTGAACATTCAGGAAAAGACAGAAGTGCTGTTTCTTTTGAACACTACATTGATCTTTCTATAATTAAACCTTTTGAAGATTTTAAAATTCGAATATTTAGACTAACTCGACCAAAAGGGCGAGGGGTAAGGCAAGGAGGAGGAGACCAACCCCCAGATTGGGATACAGATCAAGGCGATTCAACTTCTTCTATTACCAATGTCGTAGGAATAAATAAAGATAAATTTTCTTATCCGTATACCGCTCATGCAGGACTATTTTTAGACTCTAAAGAGTTTACTTCTGTTCCTAGTAGAAGTTATGAAATTCGAGGAATGAAAGTAAAAGTTCCTCAAGGATATTTACCCAGAGAATACAGCACTGCTACCCAAAATAAGCCAGACGCTAATGGCACTGCCTATACAGTTCCTACTTACCCCAATTTTTGGTCGGGCTCTTTTAGCGACGAATTATATTATACAAATAACCCTGTATGGGTCTTTTTAGATCTTATTACAAATGATCGTTTTGGGGCGGGAGAATGGATAAAGCTTTCCGACATAGATATATATTCTCTGTATAGAGTTTCAAAATATTGTGATGAGCTAGTTCCTGACGGAAAGGGGGGATATGAGCCTAGGTTTACAGCAAACTTGTACCTAGCAAAAGCGACTGATGTATATAAAGTTGTTAAAGATATGGCAACTATTTTTTCATCTATTGTGTATTGGATGGATGGAAAATTATCTACAGTATTAGATGCGCCGGGAGACCCTGTATATAGTTTTTCCAAGGCGAATGTTCTTGACGGAGCTTTTGTATACGAAAGTACAGGGCAAAAAACAAGAGTTAATCAAGTTGTAGTAACTTGGAACGACCCGAGTATTGGATATGAACAATCAAATGTTATAGTTGAGGATAGAAACGATATTGTTTCGTCTGGAAGAGTTATAAGTCAAAATGCTGTTGCTTTTGGCTGTACTTCCGAAGGGCAAGCACGAAGATATGGCAAATGGAAGCTTTTTACTGCACAAGGCCAAAGTGAAATTGTATCATTTAGAACTTCTTTTGAAGGTCTTTTTCTTAAGCCTGGAGATGTAATCGAAGTACAAGATGCTTCACGTTATGGGTCAATGCTTAGTGGCCGTGTTGCTGGAGTAACTACTGATGGTAGTAGTAACCATGTCGTTACAGTAGATAGACCTTTAACTTTAGATGCTAATAATACTTATAACTTAAATGTTCTTATAACAGAGCCTGCCGCGTTTTATGTGGGGGAAGATAGCCTTGAGCTAAGCAACACTGGAGTAGTAGTAAGCAGCGGAGGAACTCCATACTCTAGAGGCGATAGAATAATTACAGGTCTTTTTATTTGGGATGAGGTGGACGAAGAGTACCAATCAACATTTATTGATACAGAAGAAAAAGCAAGTAACGCTTTTTACAGGGATGGAGCTACTACCTATAGGCCAATAGAACTTTCTTGGAAAAAAGATACTTTTGTTGAAAGTAAGTCCGTAACTTCCTCTACTAACACCTCTGTTAGCGGGAACGCGGAAATAACTATATCGGGAACTTTTGAAACTGCTCCCTCAGTTAGCTCTGTATGGATGCTAGAAGAATTTTCTAGTGGTGTAAAAACAACAGGCTCTCCCGATCTTTATAAAGTTCTTGCAATCGCACAAGATGAAAAGAATATTTATAGTATTTCCGCAGTAGAGCATTATAATGAAAAATACGCATTTGTAGATGATCCTGACTCTATCATAGACATTCCAGATGATGTTTATCCTACAGAACCAGAAACTATTATAAGCCCAACATCTGTTCGTATTTTACAAAATTCAAATGCTACTCGACCAAATGAAGAGTTAACTATAGAGTGGGATTACCCAGAATTTGATAATAATGGCGATCCCACAAATAGGTTTTTAGATAGTTTCGAAGTATTACATACTATTCCTGGAAGGCAAAGTTCTTTCTTTACAGATAATAGAACTCGATCTTTATTTTTAGAAAACGTACCAGATGGTACTTATATGTTCCGAGTGCGCGCAATTTCTGTTTCTCAGAAGAAATCGCCTTGGACATCTTTTAAATATACTGTTGATGACCCTTTTGGAGATAAAGTAAATAGAATAAAAGGAATTCAAACAGAAGGTCTTACTTCTGTATACCCGTTTATTACAAATGAAAGCCCCTCTACGGGAGGAAACTTACGGGGGGAATTTGATGGTACTTTGGGCGGGTATCCGAATAACGAAGATGGTTATAAAACAGGGGATATTGTCACTAACATCAGTGGAGATTATAAATATCTTCCTTCTAGTATTAATGGTGGAGATCCTACAGATTTAACAACTTGGAAGGACTATAGAGGAGGTATTTTAAAATTTAGTGGCTCTAATAGTGTTACGATAGCTCCTAGTAGATTTAGGCGAAATAAGTCAGTAACTTTTGGCTCTTCTGCAAATATAGATTGTAATTTTCTAAGAAAACCCTCTGATGAGTATTTTGGAGATTCTTCAGATGATGGAAGATTTTCTTATATAGCTGTTAATAATGATACAGAAGAGTTACTAGCTGTAAGTAATACTGTAGATAGGGATTTTGGTGTTTTTTACTGGTATGATGTTATTCATGCCGACAACCCCTCAAATACAGGAGTTTATAAGCATTGGAAAAATTTTAATAATACTCCTACTATTAGTATTACTGAAGATTCAAATAAAGTTACAGGGACTAATTTCGACGAGTTGGATAGTAATACTCCGATTTTATTTACAAAAGAACTTACTGCTAATGCTACAAATATTTCTTTTACTGCAAGTACAAAAACTATATCGTTACCTAGCCAGTATACCGCTGTTGAGGCTATAAGTGATTTAATAGAAATAGAATCTTCTTCGGGAATTAATCAAGGAAGATTTACTATTGTTTCGAGAACATCCACTACAATTGTTGTAAAAGAGGCTTTAATTGATGAAAGTGTGGGGGCCACAATAACTATACAGCAACCACTATTTATCGCAAAAGTTGCAAGAAAAGAATCCTCCACTGTAATGTATCTTGATCGGCTTGCTCCGATGACAATCAGATCGGTAGATAACCACAAAGTATTTAAGCCGCAGTATAACCCAGACTATCGTAATGATGTAATTGTAGGAAGAATAAGAAATAATAATAGTCTTGGCAGAGGAAGTTTTCAATTTGATAACTTTTTAACTTTTGATCCTAATTTAGGCGGAGGAAGGGAAGTTCAAGTTGATAGTAATGTTGCATTTTTGCAATTTAATGCAGATCAAGAACAAGTTCTTGCACCAGATAATATAACTGTTACTGCAACTGCTTATGGTTTTGATAATCCCCAGTTTAAAATAACTTATGGAGACCCTACTACTGAGCCTACTGATTCTAATGGTGGGTATACTATATTTGAACCCGCAGATACAACTCACAATACTCCCAGTGGAGGAGCTGTAGCAGTATACAAAAAAGAAATATGGGATGGTTCTAATCCTATAACATGGGGAACCGGTGGAAATATAGAAGTTCATGTATCTGTTATAGAAGAAGAAGACCCCGGTGATACTTCAAAACAAGCAATAGATTCTATATCAATTCCTCGAGTTGGGGATGTAGCTGCCGGAGAAGGTGGTCGCACTGTATTTCTTGAATTAGAAGATTATGATATTGTTTACGGTTCAGGCGGTACACAACCTATATGGACAGGAGGCCCAACAGCTTCTGATTATATTTCTTCTCCTTTTACAACCGACAGTCTAAGAATTACTGCTACCGCCGGGGCAGGTTTTGGTGATCCTATATTTAGATTTAAAGTAGGTGGAGTAGTTGTGCCTAAGACTACTGGAGGTGCAGACTGGTTTGACCCCGGTGGAGATATAGGCTTTGTTGACTGGCCTGTTCCTTATAGGTTATCTACAACCACAAATGGAGTAACAACCACTCCTTTTGGCTCCGAAGACGGAGGCAGTCTTATTGTAGTTGTAGACGTAGCAGAAAAACCCGACAATTGGACTTCAACTGTGCCGGGCTCGGGAGACAATACAAACGAACCTGCGACAGAGGATATTTATGCAAAAGATGTAGATAATATTTTAGCTCTTCGACTAGGTGCTGGAGGTATTGCCGCGAATTTCACAAATGATAGTCATGTAGTTGCCTGTACTCCAGAAGGCGTAGTAGTAAATAATGCAAATAATCAAGTTGTTAACTCTGGCGGAGTAATGAAAGTTTTCGAGGGTGGGGTCGCTTTAAAGTATGTTGCTAGTAACCCCAATCATGGAGAGTGGACTATTTCTGGTACTTCTACCACCGAAGACTATAATCAGAATACCGGTAAAGGCATACAGGTAGGCGCATTTACTCAAACCCAAGAATCGGGAGGAGATTATGTAGCAACTGTAGCTGATCATGTTTTTATAGGTTCTTTAGGAGACGATCCCTTTGAAGAACAAGAGTCAATTACATACGAAATCACAGTGCCTCAAGGAGCTGGAAAAACTGATTTGACTCTTGATGTATCTCAAACATTTGCTCTTGTAAAAGCTGGCCAAGGCGGGGTAGGACAAGTTTATTTATATAAAAGCGCAGCAGCTACTGCAACTCCTTCCAGCCCCTCTGCATCTTTTCCTCAAGTTAAAGTAAATCTTCAAACCGGAGCAATTGATACAACTGGAACAGATCCTAATGGAGATGCCGTTTATGATGGAGACGATGAAGGATGGTACACAAGTGCTTCAGCAGCACAAGCTGTAGGCACTGCTGGACAGGTTGTATGGGTTGTTGCTGCCGCAGCCTCTGGATTTGAAACTTTTGATTATATAGAGAATGATGAGTGGACAACAGCGGCACAATTTAATGGAGAGAATGGATTAAACTCAGCAACAATAGAAATATTTCAAGGAACAAATTCTTTAACTGCTCCCACTCTTCCTGAAGATATAGATTATACTTTTTCCTCGGGAGCTATAGCAGCAACGGGTAGTGGTACAGGATTGGGTTCCTGGTCTACAGATATGCCTGCCCCTTCAAAAACCGCTAAGTATGTTTGGAGAAGCGCGGCAGCTGCAATTAGTAACTCATCCACTGTCACAATTGATGGTACTGGCAGCGACCCTGCTGGAGAAGATTGGAGCACTCCTGAAATAGTTGCTCGTTTTTCTGCTGCCGATAAGATAATAGAGTACTATAAAAATACAACAACAAATACGGCTCCTACAACTCTGCCTGATATTACTTACGATTTTGATGACGATAGTATTACTGTAACAGCGCTGTCAGGTTGGAGCCAAGACGCCTCCGGAGTAGATTCTACAAATTTATATGAATGGAGAGTAGATAAGAGAGTTGTCTATCCCGATTCAGGTTCTACTGTAGCTATTAGTGGAAATGACTGGAACGGGCCTATACTCTTTTCTGCATATGGAGAAGTTGGAGAAGCAGCATACTCTGTTAGTGCAACAAATGTTAATCATACTTTTGTTGGCCAATCTGATGGCCTTGTAGATACTAATGATTTTTCATGTGGATTTGTTGTAAGAAAAGGAAGTCAAGCATATACTTTTGCTGCGACTGGTACTGCTGCAAATACTTATTTTGTTACTACTTCTAGTCCTGTTAATTGCGTACCTTCTGTAAATTCTAGTACAGGAGCGGTTACCATAACAGGAACTTCTGATATTTTAGACACTTCCAGTGTTAAAACAGCAAGTTTTACTATACAAGTTCTAGACTTAGGCGATTCAAATGCTATTATGGGAGAATTTGATGTAAGTCTGTCTAAAATTATTCTTACTCGTGGTGGTGGTGATTTTACAAAAACCTCTGCAACTAATGCCGCAGCTTGGAAAGGAACCTTAACGAATGCGGCGGCGGTTGAAGCAGCGGCTTTTGTTATAGCTAATTCCGGGGACGGTTTTATAGTTCCAAATGATCGTGTTACAATGACAGATGGAACAAATGCAGCAACGCGTATATATACTGGAGCAAGAACAGACACCTCGAGTACTGTCACTGCGGGCTCCTTTAGTAGTGTAGTAACAGAACTATTTGATGGAAGTGTTATTGTATCTGGGACTCTTTCAGCCGATAGACTTGCTGCAAATACTACTACCACAAATCAATTAAATGTTGGTAGTATATTGCAGGTAGGATCGCCGTCCGGGCCTGCTGCAGACGGCAAAGTGTACTCTGTAGGAAAAACATCTTATACGGATAATACTGCCGGATTTTATATGGACGGTAGTGGTAAAGTAAATATTGGTAATTCCTCTAATTTCATGAAATTTGATGGCAGTACTTTTAGTTTTGGAGGTGCTGGAGGCGGTACTCAAGCAGTAAAGTTTGTACAAATCTTTAAGATTAATGACAGTACTTTAGGATTCACTACAGGAAATGATGCAACAGATCAAACCTATTCTTCCCCATTAAATGGATTAGAGTCTGGCTGGAGCACAACTATACCCACACCTGCTACAGGTGAAAGTATTTATGTAGCATCTAGAACCTTCACTTCTGACGGACAATCTCCTCAAACATCCTCTTGGGACGGTCCTACTTTATATTCTTATATAGGCACTGATGGTGCTATCGGTCCGCAGGGCCCAGTAGGTCCTATTGGTCCAACGGGTGGTACAGGTCCTGCTGGAACCGGAGTTAATATTTATTTTACACGTACTAGTGGAACTCCAACGGCCACTGGGACTGCTGCTACTCCATCAGGCAATGTTACATGGTCTGATTCACCTCCTACAGGTACTACAAAACTATGGGCTGTAAAGGGTACTAGCACTAATGGTACTACTTGGACTTGGGGGTCTCCCTACGCTCTAGAAGGTACTTCTGCAGTAGAACAATATGTATACCAGATAAAAAGTAATGGGGGAGCTGCAACGAGTAACCCTCCCGCAGATGGAACATATAACTTCAGTAACGGTAATTGGAGTGCTCCTAGTGGCTGGCAAAAAGGGGTTCCGACTATAACTGCAGATAATGAAGTAGTATATGTATCTTATGCGGTAGCTACGGGTACTCCTACTACTACAAACGCTACACTTGATTGGTCAAGCGCTGCAGTATATGCTAGAAGAAATGATGGTGCTATCGGTCCGCAGGGCCCAGTAGGTCCTATTGGTCCAACGGGTGGTACAGGTCCTATCGGTCCGCAGGGCCCAGTAGGTCCAGTAGGTCCAGGGGGTCCGGCAGGCCCCACAGGCCCACTTGGGCCTAGTGGTTCTGCTTTTTACAATGTAGATGTTAATACTACTACAGCGGCAAGTTCACTTACCCCTACGAATGCTCAGGTATTGGCAGTAATTGGCAGATATGCCGTAGTAGGAGACATAGTTGTTCTTACTACAAATAATACTACCACTCCTTCTTACGGCTGGAGATGTACAGTGGCACAATCTTCTTCAAGTAATGGCAGTTGGACTGCTGCTGCTACATTTATCTCAGGAGATTTAATCGTAGATGGAAGCATTGGAGCAAGTGAAATAAAAGCAAATGCAATTGATGCAAACCAGTTAGCAATTTCAAATGCAAATGCGGGAGGAACTGGTATTTTTATGTTCTCTGGAACAGGCGGTCCAAAAATAAATATATATGAAAGTGGTACTCTTCGAGTTAAATTAGGAAACTTATCAACGACTGGCGATTAAAATGAAAAAAATAATAGATACTCCTCTCTCTTTATGGAGAGGAGAGTTTTCTTCCGAAATATGTAGAAAAATAATAGCAGAAGGTTTAGAGTTAGACTTAGAAACTGCAGGAATTGATAAAACCATAGATACAAATATTCGTAAAAATAAAGTGGGCTGGTTCGAAGAAAACGGTTGGGTAGATAACTTATTATTTAATTATGTATCTAAAACAAATATGTTAAATGGTTGGAATTTTCATATAACCGATAAAGAAAAACCGCAGTTTACAGTTTATGAATCGAATGAGTTTTATAATTGGCACAGAGATTGTGACGTAACTCTACCTCTGCAAAGAAAAATTTCAGTAACGGTTCAATTATCAAATCCTTTTACTTACGAAGGAGGAGACTTTAATATAAAAGACTATTGGGGGCAAAACGATTTAGATATTCATCCTGATAGTAAAATAGAAGGAACTATTATAATATTTGCTTCGAGTCTTTTACATACAGTCTTTCCTGTTACACAAGGTGTTAGGTATTCATTAGTACAGTGGTATTCAGGGCCAGATTTTATATAACCACCAAAAAAATAAAACTTGACATAGAATGTCCCCTTTGTTATAATTTCATCATAGGAGAACTTTAAATGAGCGCAGCAACTTATAACTTATTCATTGACCAAGGGTCCGACTTTGCTATTGACTTGGTAATTAAGGAAAACGGTTCCGCAATGGATTTGACCAATTACTCCGGTCGGGGACAACTGCGCTCAACTCATGAGTCAACTACGATTGTGGGTTATTTTAAAGTTACAAAGACAAATCCTACAGGAGGCTCGTTAAAGGTAGAAATTCCAAACGGTAACTGGACGGACTCTGGAGGTACTGTTCGGCAGGGTAGCAAAGATATAGCGGCTGGGCAGTATGTGTATGATTTAGAAATTTTTACGAATGCAGATGCAGTAGTTAAAAGGATTATGCAAGGAACTGCTACAATCAATCCGGAAGTTACACGATAATGGCAGGCCCAACTACAATTGAAGTTACAGAAAATGTAACATCTATCACAGCTACTGGCGATCAGATATCTATTGATCTTACTGATGATGTTACTACAATTCAGGCATATAACTTAGCAGTTCCTACAGCGGTTCCCGGAGTAATTGACGCTTCAAGTGTGACTGTAACGGGATACAACACAATTTCTACAGGATTTTTAGACGAGGCTCTAAAAGTTCTTGCAGACCAAAGTTTTCGTGGTGGTAGCACCCCAACTACAAATGTAGAAGAGGGCGATACTTGGTACGATACTTTAAATAATATTTTTTACGTTTACCGGACAATCAATGGTATCACAGACTGGTACCCCCTGCTTGCAACGCAAACAGATAGTCGATTAGACGGAGGGGCCTTTTAAGGCTGCTGGAGACCATTTAAATGGCCACTACTCAAACTATTCAAATTAAGCGCAGTACAACCACCGCTGCTCCCAGCACCAGCCTAGCGGCAGGCGAACTCGCGTACTCAAGTAACTCTGATAAACTTTTTATCGGGCATCCCGATGGAACCACTGGTAATATTGTAATTGCATCTACCGCTCCTCTTACAGTCGGAGGCGATTCAGGTACTGATGTAACTATTAATATTCAAGATCTTCTTGATATTACTGGCGATACCGGTATTACTACTACTATTGCTAAGTCAGGAACTACAGCAACACTTAGTGTAGATCTTGACGATACTGCTGTAACTCCTGGAAGTTATGGCTCTTCTACTGCGATTCCTACTTTTACGGTCGACCAGCAAGGTCGTTTGACCGCAGCGGGCACTGCTTCGATTACTACAAGTCTTACTATTCAATCTGACGACGCGGTAGACAATGTTGTAGCTCTTGCCACAGATAAGTTAAAGATTCTTGGTGGAACCGGTATTACTACAAGTAACACTGGTGATGATGTAACAATTACTGGAGATGATGCTACTACATCTACAAAAGGTATTGCATCTTTTAGCTCTGCTGACTTTTCTGTTTCTTCAGGAGCGGTTAGCATTGCAACTGGAGGAATTTCAAATACTCAACTTGTAAATGACTCTACATTCCTTGGAAGCACAGAACTTACTTTAGGCGATACGACAGGCACTACATCCACTATTGATGGCATGCAAGTTATTCATGGTATTGATGGTTCGGGCACAGATGCTGCCGGTACAAATCTTACCTTTAAAGCGGGTGCTGGTACTGGAGCAGGTGCGGGCGGTTCAATTATTTTCCAAACTGCTGATGGTGCTACAAGCGGTACAGGTGTAAATTCTTTCACTTCTGCAATGACAATTGCAGACGATGGTGCTGTAACAATCGCGGGTGATCTTACTGTAAATGGTACAACTACTACTGTTAATTCAAACACTGTTGAAATTGGGGATAATATTATTCTTCTCAACCGTGATGAAACGGGCACTCCTTCACAAAATGCGGGTATTGAAATTGAGCGAGGCACAGCAACAAATGTTTACTTGCGTTGGAATGAGACTTCCGACATTTGGCAGGTATTTGAGCCCGATCCGAATAATAGCAATACTTTGACTACCGCGAATCTGTTGACAACTGTCAACTTTGAGACTCAGATTACGACACTCGACGGCGGTACATTCTAAACAATATAATCCTTCGCGTATATACGCAGTTTTAAAGAGGAAGCCAAATGGCACAGACGATTAAGCTAAAGCGCTCGGCTACGTCGGGCGCAATACCTACTACATCCAATTTAGCACTTGGCGAAGTTGCAATCAACACTTATGATGGCAAAATGTACATCAAAAAAGATGTTGGAGGCACCGAGTCTATTGTAGAAATTGGCGGTGTCGGTGGAAATTCGGTTTCTTATCTAGAAGCTGGAATGATTGAGTATGAATATACTGCAACTTCCAATCAAACTACTTTTTCTGGCTCTGACAATAATTCTGCTACTCTTTCTTACACCGCGGGCTCTATACTTGTATTTCTCAACGGAGTATTTCAAGATGACGGAGTTGACTATACTGCAACAAACGGCACTTCTGTAGTATTCGGCACTGCTCTTGCTGCAAATGACGAAGTACGAATAGCTGCATTTACAAATGTAACAACTACCACTAGTTTACAAGACCCTACAAAACTTGATGCAATTACTACTGTAAATGCTCAGGCTGCATACAGTCTTACCTTAAATTCGTCTGCATATACTCCTTCTTCTCAAAACGCTCTTATAGTATCTCTCAACGGTATAACCCAGGAGCCTGGCGACTCTTTCACAATTTCTGGTTCTACAATTACATTTGATCCTGCGCTCGTAACAGGCGACGTGGTCGACTATATCGTAGATATGGGTCGAGCCGTTACAATTGGTGAGTATAGCGGAGATTTAGCAGTTGGCGGAAACTTAACCGTTGGCGGGGAATCCACATTTTCAGGCGATATTACAATGTCTGGATTTCCAGAATCTAGCTATGAACTAAAGGGGGACATAGATGGTGGAATTAGGTTTACTGCTCAAGCTGGTGAAGCTTTAAGTAAGGGTGATGTTGTTTACATTAGTGGTGCGGCGGGTGATAATACTATAGTATCAAAAGCGCAAGCAAATAGTTCTTCAACTATGCCTGCCTTTGGATTTGCAGTAGCGAATGCTTCAAACGGAGCCTCCTGCCAAATTGTAACTTTTGGCAATCTATATGGTAGTGGAGGTGCACCCTTAAACACATCCGCTTTTAACGTAGGCGATACTTTATACGTAAGTGCTACTACCGCCGGAGGTTTTACATCAACACCTCCAACCGGAGAAAGCAACTTACTTCAAAATATTGGTAAAATTATAAGAAGTGCTAGTAGTAATGGTGTTATTAAGGTAGGGGGTGCAGGGCGAACAAATGCTACTCCGAATCTTGATGACGGCGATATATTTATTGGAAATGCTTCAAATCAACCTGTAACTGCATCTTTAAATACAAAAATAGAAGATTATTTAGATGGAGGCACTTCTACTCCTGTTTTTTCCACTATAAATTCTGGAAATATTACTACTACTGGCTATATTGCTGGACCTTCTACGTTTACTATCGACCCTGCGGCAGTAGGAGATAATACCGGTACTCTTGTAGTTGCTGGTAATTTACAGGTTGATGGTACTACTACAACTATCAACTCGACTACAATGACAGTCGACGATTTGAATATTACTCTTGCAAGTGGCGCGGCAAACGCAGCCGCTGCAAATGGTGCTGGTATTACCGTTGATGGTGCGTCTGCTACTTTGACTTATAACTCGACACCTGATGCATGGTCGTTTAATAAAAATGTTGGTATTGGCACTGCGAGTCCTGCGGCAGAATTACACATTAACAATTCATCGGGCGCAACGTTCACAAGAATAAGTGGCACTACTGCTGCCGTTTTAGATATGTATGGCGGCGCGTCCAACACAAAGCCCATCAGATTTTTTGGCGGTTCTGACACGGAAGCTTATGCTGGTATACGTGCTCTAAGTAATAATTTGGGGTTATCTTTTGAAACAGGTATTGGTGGGTCAACGGCCGCTACAGAACGTATGCGTATCGACTCCAGCGGCAACGTTGGTATTGGTACTACGACCACAACTGCTATTAGACTTACTGCAACAACGGCCACCGCAAATCATGTTGGGTTACAAGTAGAAAACTCAAACACCGCAGATAGTTTTGGCATGGTTGTTAAAGCTGGTAACGACGCAAACGATTACACCGCTGACTTTAGAAGACGAGACAATACAAACATCATGCGTATTCGTGGCGATGGCAACGTTGGTATTGGCACTACGAGTCCTGTTGTTTCCTCTGGTTACACTTCTTTAACAATCAACGATACAACTAGCGGGTATTTGGTATTACAAAATAATGGTACTACCAAAATGGAAGCGTATGTTTCTGGCGGCACACAAGCAACTCTCAGAGGCACTGGCGTTCCTTTAGCTTTTGTTACTACAGCCGCCCATGAAATGACGTTTGATACCAATGCTACCGAACGTATGCGTATAGACGCCAACGGCAACGTTGGTATAAATACTACGAACCCTCTAGTCCCCCTTCACGTTGAAACTTCTGGAACTAGCACAACGATGGGAGATAATGCGGCAGTTACTGTGAGGTCAAAAGCCGCTGGACGCGCAAATGCGCTTCAGTTTTCAGATGGAACTACTGCCAACTGGATAGGTTCTTTATCAGGGAATTTAGCTTTTGCAACCACCAATACAGAACGTATGCGCATCAACTCCAGCGGCCAAGTTGCTATAGGTCAAACAACACACTCAAATACCAATGTAAAAATTGACTTGCATAACTCTGGCAGCGGAGTAGGAACTCAAATTGCTTTTTATAATGATCATAACAGCAGCGGCTATTTTATTGGTCAAGCAGGAAATACAACCGGCCACATAATTTATTACAACGTAGCCAATACAGCTCAAGATTTTTATAATAACAACGCTTTTGCCATGACGTTATCTGCAGACGGCAAATTAGGTATTGGTATTACGAGTCCTGCCACTAATTTACATATTTTGGATTCAAATCCAGTAGTAAGATTGCAATCTAGCGGTGCAGGTACTGATAATACTTTAAGTTTCCTTAGCAGAAATATTTCAAATGTAGGCGCGTACGCCGATATTATTGCAGAGGGTGCGGGACATAATTCTACAAACGCGCCAATAGTATTTACTCAAGGTTCTGGTCAGACAGAACGTATGCGCATGGACTCTAGCGGCAACGTTGCTATTGGTGTATCTTCAGTATCCCCAGTAATCTCTTCATCTAAAACGTTACAAATAAATTCTAGCGGTAATACAACCCTATCTGTAAGAGCTATTGACTCTGTTAATGATAGAAGCGCAATTTTAGAATTATTGTCGTCAGGTAATGGTGTATCTAAGTCAATCATCTTATACGGTGACACAGATACAACACCAAGCACTGCTTCACCACTAGTCATTCAAAAATACCACTCCGGCGTGCGCTCAGAGGTAGGCAGATTTAACACTTCGGGGCATTTAGTTTTAGGCGACTCAACTACAGCATATTATAGATTAAAGTCAGGTGCTACTGGCACAGACGGCGGCATGCAATGGATGTTCAATAGTGATGCCACTGTTTACGCTTCCCTGACCTTGCCTTATGACACTCGAGCCACAACAGGATTACACTTATATTCAGGCTATCCGATTACATATACAGTTCCGAGCAATCTAGCGCACAAGTTTGTAGCGGGCAGCAGTGAGGCCGCTCGCATTGACGCAGGCGGCATCAAGTTCAACGGCGACACAGCCGCCGCAAATGGGCTAGACGATTACGAGGAAGGGAATTGGACACCTACGGTATCAACAGCATCTTCAGTAACCATCTATCGAGCACAATATACGAAAATCGGCAGAACAGTTACAGTATCTTGCTATATTGCTTGGACTAATAATCAAAATAACAATACTGATACTTGGCAAATTGGTGGTTTGCCATATTCAAGTGCTCTTATTTATAATTATGAAGCAGCTGCAATAGGATATACTGGAGCAGTTAAATCAGATGATTTTTTACTTATTAAACATTCAAATTCTTCGTATTATTATCTTCATAGAAGTAGTGGAGGTAATTCTGCTGTATTTTCAAACGCAGATATAACTACCAGGGGTTTAAATGTAATTATTTTTACGGGAACATATCAATTGCCGAGTTAATTACCTCAATCGGAGATTGGGGCGGACAAAAGGAGAAAAGCAATGGCTTTAACAGAGAGAACAGAAGAAGATAAAATTGAAATCGTAGGCACATTCAAGCACGTGCAGGTTCGAACAGCTACAATTATTGAAAGAGATGGTGAAGAAATCTCACGAAGTTTTCATCGTCACGTAGTACAACCAGGCGACGATATAACAAATGAAAGCGCAGAAGTGCAAGCAATTTGTGCAGCAGTACACACCGCAGATATTATCGCAGCTTATCAAGCATCACAAGCAGAGGCACCTACGCCTTAATTAGGAATTAGGAAATGGCAAAATCTAAAGGTCGCCGCTTAGCAGAGTGGCTAAGAAATCTTGATAGTAATTCGAAAGCGTCTTCCGATACTATTGCAGATGATAGTATTTCTACGGCTAAACTACAGACGGATGCGGTTACTAACCCAAAAATTGCGGATGGTGCGATTCATACTGCAAATCTTGCTGATGCAAATGTAACTTTTGCTAAACTGCATACTGCGCTCGTAGTTACTGAAAGCGATGCAATTAGTAGTAATGATAATGATACTACTGTTCCTACGTCTGCGGCTGTTATTGATTATGTAGCAACTCAAATTGCGACAAAAGATAACTCTGATGAAATTACAGAAGGCTCTACAAATCTTTACTTTACGAATGAAAGAGTAGATGATAGAGTAAACTCTTTACTTACTGCGGGCACTGGAATTACTCTTACCTATGATGATACTGCGAATACTCTTACAGTTGCGGGGGCAGCTCAATATGGAGATTCCGATGTAAGCGCTCACTTAAATACATCAACAGCTTCTAGTGGGGAATATTTAAGTTGGAATGGTAGTGATTTTGATTGGGCAACAATACCTGCAGGATACACAGATTCCGATGTAGCAAGCTATCTTTCTACAAATGGATACGGCACTTCGAGCAGTATTATTGCTTCAATTACTGACAGCGCACCTACTACTCTTGATACACTAAATGAATTGGCTGCAGCCCTGGGGGATGATGCTAACTTTTCTACAACAACAGCGACATCATTAGGTAATCGTTTAAGAATTGATGTTAATAATCAAAATCTTACTGGTGCCCAGCAAACAAATGCACTAACTAATCTTGGTATTACAGCAACTGTTGCGGAACTGAATTATGTAGATGGTGTAACTAGCAATATTCAAACACAGCTAAACTCAAAAGGTACATCGTCGTTTAGCGGTGCATATGCTGATTTGACTGGTAAACCTACTATTCCGACGAATAATAACCAGCTAACGAATGGTGCTAATTATATTACTGGCATTACAAGTAGTATGGTGACAACTGCTCTCGGTTTTACACCAGGTACATCATCGTTTAGTGGTGCTTATGCTGACTTGTCTGGTAAGCCTACTATCCCAACAAATAATAATCAGCTAACGAATGGTGCTGGTTATTTGACACAATCTAGTGCTTTTAATAACCAAGGACAAGCACATTCTGCGAGAACATCTTTTGCGTCTGGATCTCCATCATTTCCTTTCGGATTTAATTTTGTACAAGGTAATACAAATGGACCTGGAGTCAATGCCGCTAATCAATATTATTCTCTTTATACGGGTCTTGGTTCCCAATATCCAGCAACCGGTTCGGGGTCTTATGGTATGGAAGTGGCCATACCAAGAAATGTCACATCTCCTTATATAGCTATTCGATTTAATGAAGCTAATAGTCTAGGGTCGTGGCAAAAAATATCGGCTGGTTATGCAGACTCTGCTGGCAGCGTTGCGTGGAGCAATGTAACTGGTAAGCCAACTATCCCAACAAATAACAATCAGTTGACGAACGGTGCTGGTTATCTCACATCATTTGATATTACAACTCAGACAGATCCTAAATATCTAAGAAGCGATGCCAACGATACTGGCACAAATATCACTCTCAGTTCTTTAATCCTTGGCGATGCCACATTATCACACTCTACTTCACACACTTGGAAAACATTAACTATTCAAAACGCTGGGGATAATAACGAGGCGTCTATACACGGGTTAGATAGCACCGGAACTCAGCAGTTTTTAATTTATGGAGGTAGCGGCTCTCAAGGATTTTTAAGTTCGGCATATGCGTGGAGATTTAAAGTTCCTGTCAGCGGTTCTCTTAATCGCGATAATGCATATACTTTGTGGGATTCAGGTAACGACGGCTCTGGCTCAGGTTTAGATGCTGATAATCTCGATGGGTATACTTGGAGTAGTTATGGCAAAGATGTAAATGCTACTAACTTTAATATAAATTCAGCAAATGGTAATGCTTTACGATTCTGGGGCGGTAGCACTGACTATCAAATTGCCATGTCAGCACAGAGCGCGACTGGCTATGGTCGTATGGCATACGAAACTACTTCTGATTATAACATGTATTTTCGTATGTCTGGAACAAACCTAAATAGAGGTTTTGTATTTCAAGATAGTACAAATAATCGCTTTGGTATAGATCAAAGCGGGAATGTTCGAGCAGAGGGAGTAATTTCCTCAAATAATAAGCAGGCAATGAACTGCGCGCATTGGAGCGCGAACGGTACAACTACGGGCGCTATTAAGATAACTCTGCCCGGTTCATATAGTAGCGCATATTCAATGCCCGTTATTGAAGTAACAACATATAGGTATAGTGGCGACGCGCACGTTATATATACTATTTCAGGCCATAATTGGAATAATGGAGTCTGGTATAACACTGGAGTTACCGCAGAAGGCGGCAATCCTCTTAATGTCCGATTAGGGCATGATGGTACAAATGATTGCATTATTATCGGTGATACAAATACGTCTTGGTCTTACGGGTCTGTAACTGTAGCTCTTAAATGTCACCCCTCTATCTATGCGTCTGCACAAAACATGACGTCAGGCTGGGGAATTTCACAAATTACTTCATTGCCTGCGGGCGTTACAGTCCAGACTATAAAGAAGCTATGGCACACCGGTAACGACGGCTCTGGTTCAGGCTTAGATGCTGATTTACTAGATGGGCTTAATAGCGGCAGTTTTCTGAGGTCTGATGCCGCGACCTCCGGTACCACTATCACTGCTACGGACGCTTTTAGATCTAACAGATTTGAGGATCAATCTGGTACGTTCTTATTTAGAGTTAATGGCACCTCTGGAACCACACGGCATATAAATTTATGGGATAGCGCTAGCGACCCGTCTAATGCAGACGGCTCGGGGGTAAATGGAATTTCTTGGGGTGAAAGAACTGACAGCAATCCATACTACATTATCTACGCTGACAAGCTGAACACTTACGGCGGAGATTACTCGAAGCTAATACTGTCTTGGCATACTGGGATGCTTATTGGAGCCGCGTCCGCATACGGAGGTACACGTTTTTATAATAACTCTCCGTTTCTCGGTAGCGAAATTATGTCTGTCGGCAAGGGCGACAGCAATGTCCGAGTAGAATACAACCTATATGTAGGTGGTCAGATTGCTTGGCACGCTGGCAACGATGGTTCTGGTTCTGGTCTTGATGCTGATACTGTAGATGGTATTCAGGGTTCGTCGCTTATGCGTCTTGACGCCACCCAAACAATTCCTGATGGTGTTAGACACATTTATGAATGTTATGGAAACATTGCAACATCCTCTGGTTCTCAAAGCTCATTAGAAATTTTTAATAATGGTGCTGGCACTGATGCGTTTCTAACCTTCCATGTTGGCGGAGACTTTGCCGCTTATTTTGGTTTAGATGGCGGCACTAATGATCTTGCGTATGGTGGTTGGTCAGCGGGCGCGGCAAGTTATAAAGTTTGGCACGCCGCCAATGACGGCTCTGGTTCTGGATTAGATGCGGATACGTTAGACGGCTATCAGGGAAGTAACTATATTGGCCTAAATGGCAGTAGTTATTATCAGC